TCCATCTGAATCAGTTGATTTAATTACATCGAAAGAAAAAATATCAGCTTTATCAAATATACAGTTACCAGCACCATCTGGAGAAATAGTTTGAGTTCTTTCTGTTAAAGTCTTTGATCTTACTACCCCTGCCGATTTATTTACATAAGCTAGTACCTCAATGCTACCAGGATCTGCCTGTGAAATGCTTGCAGATTGGGCTCCAGCAGCGCTACCAGCTACTGCTGCGTTAGTATCTACAGCAGCATTAGTTCCTGCGATCACCCAGTCGTTTATGTCAGAAAAAGATTCTCCTGATGCTGTAAGAGCAATAGTAGCATTTCCACTACCATTAGCAGTTGTATCGAACTTACGCTGAACAGTTAAAGAGATATCAGAAATAGATTGTGGTCTTGTAGTAGGTAATTCAAATAATAACGAACTGTTAGCAGCGTCTTTTAATACTGCTTTGCTATTCTCTAAAACTAAGTTCCAATAATCATTAGAAGCAACACCAATTGATTTTACATCAGCAAAGTTCTGCCCTGAGCTCATTTGAATTTCAAATAAATACAGTCTATAATTAGCTCCGTCTTCTTCTACATGACGCACTCTAGCAGTACCAATAGTAGATCCTCCATGAGCAGTATTACTACGAAGATTCATTTCTTGGAATACATTAATATTAGGAATACCATTATTACCGCTAACAAGAATATAACTACCATAGCTTGCAGCTACTACTTGGTTATTTACGGAAGAAGTGGTTCTAGGTTTATCTAAAGTGATGATTGTATCACCGCCTGTTGAGGCTCTGTACCCATCAACATAAGCAGTACCAGCACTTACAATAAAGTCTAATTTTGTGTTATCTGAATCATTAGTTTCAAATAAGAGTTCAAATGGTTTTACAATATAATCTCCAGATTCTTCTCTTGTACGTAGAGCTAACACATTATCAATCTGATTGTAATTATCTACCGCTGTAACTTGTGAAGTGATAGCTCCGTTTTGAATCTTAGCCACTTCGATATAATTTTCATCAGCGCTGATTTCATCTCTTGTAGCAATAGTAAGTTTAATTCTGTAACGATCTGCTCCAGGAGATGCTAAGTTAGGAGTAGCTCCTTGATTATCGAACAGAGAATTATCATCTGAAGATGTGATGATATCTTGAGTGACTTTAAATCCAATACTTAATGAAGGTCTGTTAGAATATTTTGATACAATTTTAGATTGTTCTTTAGCAAACACAAAGTGCTGCTGAGCGAAAAAATCACCGCTATGAATAGAGACTTTACATCCCTGACCTACGGCTGGATTAGTAATCGTGTTTGTTGCTTGTACAGTTAAAGTAAAGCTTGTACTTGTAAGTTCTTCTCCAGGAGCCACTCTAATAGGAGAAGTACCGCTTGTGCCACTAGAGGTATTTGTATACGAAACATACAATGTAGCAGGATCAGACCCTGCAGCAGCAACAACTTCTATCACTCTAAAAGATATAGAACTAGCTGAAGTAAACTCTACACCTACTAAGTCTGTAATGTTTGCTGGAAGTTGGTTAGTACTTGTATCTAGTTTTACAAACTCATATTCCGTGTTAACAGTGACTCCGCCTGGATTAACTGCAGCACCTTCTTTAAAGATATGTTTTCCTAATCTACCTAACTCTGTTTGCATTATAGTTTGTAACTGAGTTAGCTCGCGAGCTTGCAGTGCACGACCACTGTTAAACAACACTCTATGGAAGTTGTCGCTGTCTTTAAAGTCATCTCTATAGGTAGATGAGAATATTTCTGATGTAAACGCTTGTGCCATATTAGTCTTCCATTAGAGTTGGATAATAATTTTTATATCTTCTGTTTGATCTGCAGATCTTTGAATTGCTGCTCTATTATCTATATACATTACTTCACCTGTAGACATGTCTACATCTCCAGGAACAAAAGCTAAAGTATCAGCATCTGCAGATGCAGCTTGAAGTACTCCAGCACCGCTGCCGTTTGTTTCTGTAATAGACTCTTGTTCAATAAATGATCCAAAACGTGTATCTGAATCTTGAATGTACCATACTGTGTCTGAATCTTCTTTTACAACATAAGCTTGTGCTAATGAAGTACTACCTCTTATAGTTTTATCTACAGAAAACCTTGTAGTAATTGAGCTGAATTCCATTCGTCTCAAAGCATTACCTGTTACCCCAGTATAAAGATTATTAGAGTTAGGGACTTCAATATTTTTAACTAATGCTACTTGCCTAAAGTCATTACCAACAACCCAATTAGCTCCTTCAGCGCCTGCTGGTTTAGCGGTAAACATAATAGCTGTTGCTTTTAGATCATCTCTAGGATCTGCTCCAAAGCCCGCTGCTGGACCTATAATAGGTCTTGCCTTAGCTCCAGTACCGTTCCCTCCAGTAATTTCTACATGAGCATATGTATAGTTTCTACCATGAGCTTTAGCGCCATCAGAATCTTTAACTTCAATTTTAGTTACAGCTCCTCCACTTACAGTAGCTGTAGCATTTGCTCCTACACCGTTACCTACTATTGTTACTGTAGGTACTGTTGTATAACCAGATCCTCCTCCAGTAACTTGATAACTTACAACTTCACCTGTAACAGCAGCATTTTGTATACCTACTTGCTCAACATGATCAGCAGGATCATCTTCCCCAAATGCTCCAAACTTGGTAACAGGCATAAAGTTAGCTGAAAGAAACTGTGATGCTCTAAGAGCACCAACAGAGTATAAGAACTTCCATACATACCCATCTGATGTTTCAAAAGCCGTGGTGAGAGTACCAGTAGGTTTAACAGTAGATGTAACTGATTGTCCCTGTGCATTTTTACCAGCTTCTAAACACACAAAAACGTTATTCTCATCTGTAATAACATAAAAGCTATTTGATGGATGACCAACAGAATTATCGTTATAAGATTGATAAACAGCACCTAGTGCCCAAGAATATCTTGGAACAACAAAAGAGTGAGCTTCAACATTTTTTACAGCGGTCATGTTATATTGAGCATCTCTAATAGTTCTAATATTATTAGCTGGAATAGGAGCAGCATCGTTAGCATCCCAATCAATAGGTCTACCTACCGCAACATAATATTTATTTGCTGCACTGTCTATATCAGCTTGTAAGCTTTGTAGAACTTCTTTCTTAAATCTGTCTGTAATAATTGCTGGCATGTTGAATCTCTTATGCTGTTACGTAGTAAAGTGCTGCTGTATCACTTGAGGTGTATATTTTTGGTGTCATTAACATCCACCCTTGAGTGTTATCAATCCAGACACAGTTTACTAATCCGTTCTGTCTAATAGTAAAGCTAGTACCGTTTAGAAAAGTTGTAGGAGTAATCGTTACAGCTCCTGCATTTCGGTTAGCTAATGTTTTTGTTTCTCCTACAAACGACCCATTCGCTAATGTAGCAGCGATAGCTGTACCAGCATTAAAAATAGTAACCGGTCTTTGCAAACTTATGGCTTGCGCGTTAGACGAAATAGTTTCTGTTCTATATCTAATACCGCTTTGAATGTGTACTAAACCTGCTGCAGTTCCTGTTAACCCTAACCCCACATTAGTGTCTGTACCAGTAGCTGCTACTTGAGGAATACCTCCTGTAGCTGCATTAGAAACTTGAATTTCATTTACTGCACTTGAGGCTGGTTCAAACTTAATAATTTCGGCATTGTTTGTGTCATTTACAGATGTTGTTATTTTAGGAGTAGTAAGGCTAGGAGAGGCAAAAGTCTTGTTACTTAAAGTTTGAGCATGGTCTTTAAACACAATTTCATCATTACCTGTTAACAAAGGCAATGTAATAGTTCTATCTGCTGCTAACTCACTTACAGCAACTATATATTGGTGATTAGCACTAGTGTCGTTAATCTGGGGGGTTGTTAACACAGGTGATGTCAAGGTCTTATTTGTTAGTGTTTGAGTAGCTTCATTTAATGTAACTGTGCCGGTAGCTGCAGATAGAGTAACTGTATGTGCACCAGACCCTTCAATGAATCCTAATACAGTATTATGTGTATTACCGTTATAGGTAACTCCAGCATCAGCAAGAGAAACTTTCTGAGTAATCTGAGCACTGTTACCACCTAATAGAGTGTATAACTCTACAAAGTTATCATTAATTTTACCAGCTGCTACTCTTAAAGTATCACCTGTACCATCATTGGCTGAAGTACCTCTGTTAACATTTTGTCTTGCCATTGTTAAATCCGTATCTGTGGTTAGTTTTATTTATAATGGTTATTATGCTGAATCAGAATCATAGTAAGTATATTTAACTTCATCCATTGTGTCGAAGATTGATCTGTCTTGTGACATATCCGCAACATTTGTAGCTGAATCTCCATCGAATGTTGGCGAGCTAGTTCCAATAAGTTCCCCAATTGATCTGTAGTTCTGATTAATCTCATCAATAGAAATGTTCTGAATCTCTTCAACAGATCCAGGAAGATCAATTCTAACTTTACCGTATGTTCCTCTACCGTCTGAATCCACTTCACCAGTTAAGTCTGTTACGAGTAGTCCATCACCTAGTGATGCTTCACCTTGTACAACAGGATCAATGTTAATAATTTCAAAGTCAGGCATTATACCAAAAGTTAATGACCCAGTAGTTTCAAGTAAAACTTGGCCTCCAAAATACATACCAGCAGGATGTACAAATAACTTATATGCTTCTCTCCAAATTTCTACTGGTATGTCTGCCTTTATTAAGATAGCAAACACTTGATATAGTTTATCATCTGTTAAAAACTTTTGAGAGTCAAATCCTATTCTAGAATCATCTTCTCCTATCATAAATCTATCTTCTTTTGTATATCTCACATCAGGTGTGATACCAAAGAATGTTCTAAAGAATTGTTGTATAGAATATAGAGTACCTTTGGATCTATAAAGAGTGTTAGAGAACTTAGCTGCAGCTCTTTTATTATCAAACCCTTCAAAATAAGATTGTCCTAATAGAAGTTCATCTTCTATAAAAGATAAAAGAGATAAGTCATTCGCCGTTATATCTCTAGCTGTTACTATATCATGTACAAGTCTTGCAGGGGATTGATCTGAGTCTTCAAATTGATTATAAGCTTTTAGTAGAGATATAAGCTTAGGATATTCCGTTTTAAAATAATCAGGTAAAACCTGTTCTACCATATGGTGATCAGTAAACCTGTAATCTCTACGAAAGTTATCTTTTAAAGTATAATCTCTAGCCATCTTTACACCGACGTTACAATTACTGCTGAAGCAAATGACGGATCTTCATCAAATTGTAGTATGTCTTGTCTTTGAGGAGAAATAGCACTCTGATTAGCTGGAGTAACACTTACTTTAATGTAATTGACTCCACCTATAATACTATTAGGTTTAAATCCTATTAAAGATAAAACACCACTAGCTGGATCAAAACTACCTACATTATCTACTATAACTGTTAACCCATCAAGAGTTACAATTTCTAGTTTAGTGCTGCTAAGTTTATTTCTAATTTTTACCGCCTGACCATCAATATTAAAAGATGTACTATCAACAATATAGTTAACATCGTCAGCTGGAGCAATAGAAGCTGGATACCTTAGAGTAAAATCATTTTGAGCATCAAGTCTTGGAACGATTCTCTGTTGCATTTTTACTTCCATTCTAGAAGAAAGAACAGCAGGAGATACATCATCTATTATAGTTAGTATATTAGAGCGTCTATAAGCTTGTCCAAATTTTCCTGTGTTAGCTGTGAAGTAATTTCTTACTACAGAGTTAACTGAATCTGTAATACTGTTAAGAGACAAAGTAGTTAGCTTAGGGTTGAATTGAAAGAATGTATTTGTTTCAATAAAGGTTGTTACTGGATCTAGATATCTTAATCTAAAAGAAACAACTGATAGTTGATCAACTAAATCTTGAATACTGTTTTTTGTAGCTGTTTGAGTGGTAGATGGTACATCATCTTCAAATACAATTGACATATATACTGCACCAAACTCTGGTTTTAATGCATCTTCTCCTCCAAAAGATTTAATATCTTTAATAAGAGTAGAGAAGTTTCTAAGAACTAATGATGAATA